GGTTATTCGGACCACGGTTTTTTTCTAGCGGGAGGCGCCCAACCCCCTGAAACCCACTGCGCCCCGGTCACTTTCAACCCCTCCCCCGCTTTCTTTAAGGGGGATCAGTAGCCTTTAACTTAAGGGAAGGGCTGGTTAAAGGGATGCCGCTGGTCACGAAGAGCGAGTACGCCCGCTCGCGTGGGTGCAGTCCAGCAGCGGTCACCGGAGCGATCAAGACGGGCCGGATCAAGGCAGCCGTGGTGACAAAAGACGGCCGGGAATTCCTGGACTTTGACAAGGCCAATGAGCTCTGGGAACGCAACACCCAGCAGCAGCCACCACCCACCCGGGCCGCCAGCACCGCACCCAAGCCGCCAACGGATCGAGAGCTGCAGGCCTTCATCCAGGGCTTGCCAGAAGATCAGATCCCCGATCTCAACGACAGCCGCGCCAGACGCGAGCACTACCTGGCGGAGAAGGCCCGCCTCGAAGCGCTGCGTGGTCGGGACGAGCTGGTGCCATCGGATCAGGTGAAGGCCGAAGCGTTCGCCTGTGCGCGTGCGGTGCGTGATGCGCTGCTGGGCCTGGCCGATCGGCTGGCGCCGATGCTGGCCGCCACCACCGACGCCAGGGAATGCCATCGGCTGCTCACCGAGGAGCACCGGATCGCGCTGCGGGGGTTGTCCGATGGCTGATGCCGCAGCGGTCTACCGGCAGGCGTTCGCCGATGGCCTGAGACCACCGGCTGCCATGACGGTGAGCGAGTGGGCCGACGCGAATCGGATCCTGAGCGGCAAGGGATCAGCAGAGAAGGGACCATGGCGCACCAGCCGGACCCCGTACCTGCGTGAGCCGATGGACTGCCTGAGCCCTGGCAACCCGACGCGGCGGGTGGTGCTGGTGTTCGGCTCACAGATGGGCAAGACAGAGGTGATCCTCAACGCCCTGGGCGCCGTCATTGAGCTCTGGCCCGGGCCGGCGCTGCTGGTGCAGCCGACGCTTGACATGGCCAAGCGCCTTAACCGCCAGCGACTGGAGCCGCTACTCAGGGAGACGCCGACCCTGGTGGAGCGGATCGCGCCGGCGCGCAGCAGGGACAGCGGGAACACGATGTTCCTGAAGGAGTTCATCGGCGGCATGTATGTGCTGACCGGCGCGAACAGTGCCAGCGGCCTGCAGTCAATGCCGGCCTGCTACCTGTTCGCCGATGAGGTGAGCAGCTACCCCCTTGAGGCCGACGACAAGGGCGACCCGCTGGAGAACGCCGAGGCCCGAACCCGGACGTTCCCCATGGGCAAGGTGCTGATCACCTCCACCCCCGGCACCCGCGGCGCCTGCCGAATCACCGAGGAGTTTGAGAAGCGTTCAGACCAGCGTCGGTACGCCAGCTTCATGCCCTGCTGCGGCGCCCATGAGGTGCTGCGCTGGCGCGAGCACATGGCGTGGGATCGGCCCGATGGCGAAGTGTGGTGCCAGTGCCCAGCCTGCGGTGAGCGAATCGCGCAGCACCACAAGACCACCATGCTGGGCCGCGCCGAATGGCGCGCGCACGCCGGTGGCGACGGCCAGACCGCTGGCTTCCATCTGCCGAGCTGGTATGCCCCGGCCGGGTGGACGCCATGGGAGCAGATTCGCGACGAGTTCCTGCGGGCCAAGGGCGACCCGCTGCTGCTCAAAGGTTGGGTCAACAAACACGCCGCCGAGGCTTGGGAAGACGAAGCCGTGGCCCGCGTCAATGCCGACGGCCTGATGGAGCGCGCCGCGAAAGAGCCGTACCCAACCGGCCATTGCCCCGCCGGCGTGCTGCTGCTGCTGGCGTCTGTTGACGTGCAGGACACCTGGCTGGAGATCAAGGTGAAGGGCTACGGCAGAGGCGAGGAATCCTGGTTGATCTGGCACCAGAAGGTCGAGGGCGACCCGGCGCAAGATGAGGTGTGGGCCCAGATCGACAGCATCCGCCGGACTGAGTTCCCCCTCGAGGGCGGCGGCACCCTGAAGGCCCGGCACACGGCGGTTGACACCGGCGGCCACTTCACCAACGAGGCCTACGACTACTGCCGCCGCAACGCCAAGGAAGGCGTAATCGCCATCAAGGGCAGCAGCACCAGGTCGGCGCCAGCGCTGGGCAAGGGAAGCAAGCAGGATGTGAACCTGAAAGGCCGCACGGTGAAGGGCGGCGTCACGCTCTACATGGTCGGAACCGACACCCTGAAGCGCACCATCTACGCCCGCCTGAAGATCAGCCAGCCGGGCCCGGGCTTCGTGCATTTCGGTCAGAACGCGACCGATCAGTACCTTGAAGGCCTGACCTGTGAGCGGTTGATACCGCGCACGGTGAAGGGTTTCCAGGTGCTGGAGTGGCAGAAGCCCAGCGGCGCACGCAATGAACCGCTCGACCTTGAGGTGTACTGCCTGGCAGCGCTGGAGCTGGTGAAGCGCCGCTACAACCGGGCCACGATGTGGGACCAGCTGGAGGCGCAGCTGGGCAACGCCAAGCCCGACACCGGCGGCCCGCTGTCATTGAAAGGCTGGAGCCGCTGACTCAGGACGGCTAGCCTGAGCCCATGGCAGGCATTACCCTCACCCTGGCGCAGACGCAGCTCGACGCCTACCTGGCGGCCGAGACTGCGATTCTCAGCGGCCAGGAGTATGTGATCGGCAGCCGGCGCCTCAAGCGAGCCGATCTGGAATCGGTGCAGGCCGGCATCACGCTCTGGAACCAGCGAGCTCAAGATTTGACCGCCAGGCAGACGCGCACGCGCTACGTCGTTCCTGCCCCTAACTTCTGATGGCCAACAAGCCGCCCCTGCTTGACCGCCTGATCACCAGGCTCTCCCCCAAGTGGGCCCTGGAGCGCGACCAGGCCCGGGCCACCCTGGCACGATCCGGCGGCTACGTCGGCGGGGCCTACAGCCAGCGCTTTGCCAACTGGTCGCCCGGTGTACGTGATGCCGATGGGGACATCACCTACGACCTGCGCGAGATGCGCGGGCGTTCGCGTGACTTGGCTCGCAATGCCCCGATTGCTCGGGGTGCGGTCGGCACGATGGTCACCTACGTGGTGGGCACCGGCCTATCGGTGCAAAGCCGGATCGATGCAGAGCTGCTGGGGCTGAGCGAAGACGAAGCCAGCGCCAAGCAGAAGGAGTTCGAGCGCTACTTCAACACCTGGGCCGCTTCGCAATTTGCTGATGCCAACCAGCGCCAGAGTTTTTATGAGCTGCAGGATCTGGCAGAGCGCAGTGAGCTGGAATCCGGCGATGCCTTTGCGCTGCTGGTGAAGTCCAAGGCGCCGAACTGGCCGTATCAGCTGGCGGTGCAGATCGTAGAAGCCGATCGGATTTGCAACAAGGGCCGCGCCATGGATACCAGCGAGATGACGCAGGGGATCGTCAGAAAGAACGGCATCCCCTACAGCATCATGGTGGCCGATCGCCACCCAGGCCGTGTGATGGGGCTGGATAAAGCCAACTGGCAGGAGGTGCCTTTCTACGGAAAGACCGGGCGCCGCAATGCGCTCCACCTCATGCACATGGAGCGCCCGGACCAGACCCGGGGCGTTCCCTGGCTGGCGCCGATCATCGCCAAGGTGAAGCAGCTCGACCGCTACAGCGATGCCGAAGTGGATGCCGCCGTGAACGCAGCGGCTAATGCGGTGTTTGCCACGATGGATCCTGATGCCTTCAGCGATCTCTTTGACGCTGACGCCCAGGGCGCCTACATCGATAACGCCAAGCGATGGGATGGCACCATTGAATCCGGGCGGGTGATCAGCACCCTGCCCGGCGAATCAATCACCAGCCCCACGCCAGGCCGGCCAAACCCCGCTTTTGAGCAGTTCTTCCTGGCGGTGAACAATGAGATCGCCATGGGCCTGGGCCTGCCTCGCGATGTACTGCTGAAGGCTTTTAACGCCAGCTATTCCGCCAGCCGTGCGGCGCTGATGGACGCCTGGCGCACCTACAAGGTGAGGCGGTTCCGCAAGGCGTCGCGGTTCTGCCAACCGATCTACGAAGAGATCATCGCCGACGGCGTGGCCATGGGCCACCTGTCCGCCCCGGGCTTCCTGGCGGATCCGATGATTCGCGCTGCTTGGTTGGGATCGTTCTGGAGCGGCGATGGCCCTGGCGCGCTTGATCCGACCAAGGAAGCCACCGCGGCAAAGCTCCGGATTGACATGGGCCAGACCACCCTGCCTGAGGAGATCCTGGCCTACGACGGCGGCGACTGGGAGACCAAGCACCGTACTTCGGTGCGGGTGCGAAACGATCGAGTTCAAGACGGCCTGGAAGCGCCGATCACCATGCAGCCGGGGTCGCCCGGGTTGCCATCTGCCGCCGTGCCAGATCCTGCCAACCCACTTGGATTGGCTGACCCAGAGCCATTCCTAGATTGATGCCATGAACATCCTCGACGTTCTCTATCAACCGTGGGCGATTGCCCCGGATCGGCTGATGGAAATCCAGTCGATCTATGCCGCCCACCTGCGGGGCGAATCGATCGACATTGACGCCGTGGAGGCCCGCATCGGCCGGCAGCTGCAGAACCAGCCGCAGGGCTACCAGGTGCAGGATGGCGCCGCCCTGATCCCGCTGCGTGGTGTGATGGCGCCCCGCATGAACCTGATGAGCCAGGTGAGCGGCGGCACCAGCACCGAGCTGTTTGCCCGTGACGTGAAGGCCGCGCTCAACGATCCGGCGGTGCAATCAATCGTGCTGCTGGTGGACTCCCCCGGCGGCGCCGTGGGCGGCACGATGGCAGCCGCCTCGGCGGTGATGGCCGCTCGAGGTGTGAAGCCGATCGCCACCTACAGCGACGGCACCATGGCCAGCGCTGCCTACTGGGTGGGCTCCGCTGCTGATCAGGTCTATGTGAGCTCCGGCGTTGATCAAGTGGGGAGCATCGGTGTGGTGGCGTCCCATGTGGACGTGAGCCAGCGCGAGCAGGCCCTAGGCATCAAGACCACCGAGATCGTGGCCGGCAAGTTCAAGCGCATCGCCAGCCAGTACGGGCCGCTCAGCGAATCGGGCCGGCAGTCAATCCAGGATCAGGTGGACTACCTCTACTCCCTGTTCGTCGGCGACGTTGCCGCCCAGCGTGGCGTTTCTGCTGATCAGGTGATTGCCGACATGGCCGACGGCCGGGTGTTCATTGGCCAGCAGGCCATCGACGCAGGCCTGGTGGATGGGATCAGTACTCTGAGTGATGTAATCGCTCAGATCAATGACCGGGCGGCGATCGCTTCCCGAATCTCCGCATCACTTCCCTCTCTCCCGAGAATTTCTATGGACCACAACCAAGTGGCCGCCGATTGGGCGGCCGAAAATCCGGAGGCTGCGGCGGTGCTGCGGACCGAAGGCGCAGCTGGTGAGCGTGACCGCATCGCCGCGGTCCGGGCTCAGGCGCTGCCTGGACATGAAGGCCTGATTGACAAGCTGGCCGCCGATGGCCAGACCACCGGCCCCCAAGCTGCCATGGCGGTGATCGCCGCCGATCGCGTGCGCCAGCAAGGCATCGCCCAGGCCCGCCTGGATGACGCCATTGACGCCGTTCCTCAGGCCGCTGCTCCTGCTCTTGAGGATGCAGGCTCAGGCTCCCGACTCGGAGCCAATGGCGTCATCGACGTCAAGACCGACGTTGCCGCTCTTGACGCTGCCGCCAAGGCTTACCAGGCCGCAAACCCTGGCACCGACTATATCGCCGCCGTCAAGGCGGTTCAATCCCCCAACGGAGGTAACTGACCATGGCTGTCGGCGAAATCACCCTGCTGCAGGAGACGGTCACCCTCTCCGCAGCCGCAACCCAGTACCGAGGCGTTCTGCTCACCGGCGCTGCTGTCTCTGCCGCCGGCAACGGCTACCCCTGCGCCACCGGCGGCGCCAACGGTGACTCTGTCCCCGTGGTGCTGCTTGGCGTGGCGATCGGCGAAGCCGGTGCAGCTGTGACCGCGGGCGCCCTGCTCGAGTTCGACTCGTCCGGTCGGTTCATCACCCGGTCCGCTGGCGTTTCCGTCGCCCGCGCTCTTAGCAGCGCGGCCGGCGCTGGCTCGACGCTTGAAGTCTTCGTCATCCCCAACTGAGGTAACCCCCGATGCCCCAACTCACTCCCTCTCAGGCACGGGCTGTTAACCCCGTCCTAAGCTCCATCGCCCAAGGCATTCAGCAGAACGACCTGGTGGGCAACTACCTGTTCCCTGCTGTTGACGTGCCCCTGCGTGGCGGCCAGATCCTGACCTTCGGTCGGGAAGCCTTCATGCAGTATTCCAACCTCAACCGCGCTCCTGGCACCTCCACCCCCCGGGTGCAGTTCGGTTACAGCGGCTCGACCTACGCCCTGGTGGATTACTCCATCGAAGGCAAGGTTCCCGTTGAGATTGAGCAGGAGGCCATGAGCTCCAGCTTCAGCCTGGACCATGCCGCCGTTGCGCTGAACGGCGCCAGCCGGATCCTCCAGCTGCGCCTGGAGATCGCCCAGGCCACCCTGGCAACCACCCTCAGCAACCACGCAAGCAGCAACCGGACCACCCTATCCGGTACCGCTCAGTGGTCTGACTTCGGCACCACCAGCAACCCCCTCAGCGACATTGAGACGGGCAAGGAAGCGATCCGCGCTGGCACTGGCCGCCGCCCCAATGTGGGCGTTATGGGCCCGGCCGTTTGGGCGAAGCTCAAGTACCACCCGATCGTGAAGGATTACACCAAATACACCGGCCGCGAAGTGGCGACCCTGGACATCCTGTCTGCTCTGACCGGAATCCCTAACTGGTACATCGGCGATGCAGTCTCCTCCAACGACGCCGGCACCACGCTGAGCGACGTTTGGGGTAAGGACGTGGTGTTGGCCTACAGCGAGCTCGGCAGCGTGGCCAACTACGGCGCTCCCACCTTCGGTTACACCTACAACCTCGCAGGGTATCCGCTGGCTGAAGAGCCCTACCAGGACCGTAACCACAAGTCGCAGTTCTTCCCCGTCACCCGGGCCGAAGCTCCTGTGATCGCTGGTCAGCTGGCTGGCTACCTGATCAAGTCCTGCGTTGCCTGATGGGCAATTACCGGATCCTGCTGGGCCCGATTAACGATGGTGCTGCCATCCATGAGGACGGCGGCACCATTTCCCTGGCTGCAGCAGAAGCGGCTCCGCTGATGGAGCTGGGCGTCATCGAGCCACTTCCCGCCAAGGAAGCGAAACCCCGCAAGCCTGCTGACTGATGGCCTTCGTCGAGGATCTAGCCGCCTTCCTTGACCTTGACGGCTTTGGCGTCCCCGTGACCGCTGGAGCCGTTTCAGGTGTTGGCGTCCTTGACCAAAACTCCGAGATCATCCTCGGCGGCGAGATCACCGTGATCGATCTGCTGCTGACCGTGCCCACATCCACCTTCGGCAGCCTGAGCTATGGCGACCTGGTGACGGTTGATGGCACTAGCTACAAGTGCGAAACCCAGCCGCAGCGCTTTGACGACGGCAGCTTCTGCCGGGTGCCGCTGGTGAAGATGGATCCAGATCCCGCGATTGATTACATCCTGGACGGTGGCGCTGCGTTGG